CCGAATATGCCCGTCAGACCGAACAGGAAGAACTGTGGGTAAACAACGCAGAAAATGTCCCCGTCAAGATTCCTGAGACTCTCCATCGATTCAACGATGTTGCTTTCGTTAGGAGTGATGTCAGTCCTAGATGAAACACTGCCGTGATAAAGTCGAGAGTTATCAGGAAACTGACCCTCGAAATAATCGTACAGCGAATCGATCACATTGTCAGTTTCAATGTGAACATTTTCTTCGCGGTCTAAAACATTAGGTATTACTGTGAGTTGTACTTTGTGTTGCATAGGTAATACTTCACGCTTTCAAAGGTTGATAAAACATACGACAGGTTCTGCAATTCTGGACCCGTCTCAGTCATGTGAAAAATCATTCCTCGCATGAAAACTCCAACATGCGGAGGATCGCCTTTTCTTGCAAAAAGAGCAATACAAGGTTCCAACGGTTTCTCCAGTTTCCACAGACCTTTCCTGCTTGTCATGGCATTTGAAAGACTGCTTGAATTCCAAGCTGACACCATATCACAAATGTCTTGTCCTTCCAAAAACATCCACAAGTCACGAACAAAATGCGAACAGTTGTAATTCAGCCTGTCGTATTTTTTAAAATGAAAATCATCTAAGCAAGTTTCGTCTGCCATTAGAGGAAACCCCTCAACATCGGAAACTGGTTCAAAGTGTAAACTCGCCCAGTTGAACTTTGGTTTTGGTAGGGAGCAACGGCATCAAACTGTGCGCCGTCTTTATTGAAAGCCAGTTCGTTGATCTCTAATGTCAAAGGGCCGTGTATTGGTTTGCTTAGATCGTCTGATCTATAACCTCGCATGACGCAGACAGGCTTAGTGCTAAACCCACTGTTGGCAGCAACTAGGTCTAACTCCAATTGTAAGTTTCCACCAAGATCGCCAAACTCAACCTGCAACCCATAATCCAAATCGCCAATGCTCCCGTTTTTGGTTATCTTCAATGGGTAATAAACATAAGTGTAGGCGATTGAATTTTCATGAGTCACCGTTACTCCCGCAGTGACATTCCTTACGACTCGGTGAGTCTGTGAGAAATCAGGATGCGATAGTTCAATGCACTCGATCAAGACAATGCTTGACTTTGAGTTTAAAAAGAATTTTGTGTAATCTCTGCTCATTATGGAGGCGGCGCGTTATTGACTTGAACTGACCATGTAAACTCTTGTGTCGCAAATCCGGTAGGACCGGTCGCAATAATTGTTGTAAACAACGATGTGGGCGTTTGAGTTATCGTACCTGTAATTAAACCAGTCGATGAATTAATTGTTAGACCGGCAGGCAAGTTAGTTGCTGAGTAGACAATCCCTGCTGAATCAGGATCGCTAAAGTAGCTTGCCGTTGCAAAACTCACCACATCATCTTGAATGTTGCTTTGAGAGGCAATGCTGCTAACACCTTGCGGTGGGGAGTCGGATGACACAGTAACCTTTGAAAGATCGGTGTACGGGTCAGCTTGGTAAGCAGCAACCCTTGCCGCATTCAGTACATCGTCAATTGGAACTGGGATCGCTTCTAACTGTGCGGAGACTCGATAAGAATGACCAGTTTGACTTGAAAGTTTCTTTGTATCAGAAACAAAATGCACTTGATGCAAGACAGGGATTGGGTCATCCAGAATCAAGTAGATGTTAAATGACAACGAACCTTCGTCGATGGTAGTGTTGTAAAACGAAGTGAAATAAAGATACTCATTTCGATCAAATGACCATTGAACGTCAACTATCCTTGCACTTCCGATTTTATCTTTTCGGAAACGACTTTGCCCACCGTCAAGCTGCACCCCAACGAAACTCATTCCATCTTTAACAGAGTAAGAAGCACTCTCAGGATTAATTTTAAATGTTGACAGTGACATTCTACAATTCCATTGGCTCAAACAAAGGAAACTTACCGTCGATTACAATACCACAACCAAGCACAGGGCGTTTGCTAAATTTTTTGCCATAATCCATCGCGCTTTTCTTTATATTTATTCCACAACCTACCTGGAGGCCGAAATATCGCCTGTTCTTGTTTGCCCCGTACATTACACCTGCTGAAGCATGCCAGTGACCCTGAACAAGACCTTTGGCAAACTCTGATTGAGCATTTGAAAAAGCAGGCATTGCCCCTCCCCGTCCTCTGTCTCCATGACGGTAGATTATACCATCAATCATTAGATCAGCGAATCGAGGATGTACCGTCCATTTATCTACTCTCCACAGCTTTGCGTAATCTTTGAGAACCAACGTAGGCAACCCACAATCTAAAGCCTGTCGCTCGCTCAGAGCGTCATGATTGCCAATTAGCCAATCAACCCGTGGGAATAGCTTGTAAAGCGTCTGAACCTGCTCCATAGCTTGCTCAAACTCAATCTCGGAGTTTTTTAAACTCGGTGCTTTAGGATGATAAGAAATACTTGCCCAGTCTACCAAATCCCCGATATGAACAACTCGATCACAAGACCATTGTTCGTAAATCGTTTTTAGCCAATACGGATACCTCTCAAGCATGCAAGGTGCATGAGTATCTGCGATTATCAAAACTCTTGACATTTACCACCTAACGCTTCCTTCTCGTGTAAGTCGATTGTCCAAGTGCTTTAGATTCACGACTGTTAGAGTTTCTAAGATTTGTAGCGATTAACTTAGGAGTCTGCTCTGCAATTTGCTGTCGAGCAATTTCTCTAATCGTTAGTTCAAGTTCACCGTTTTGATTTTTCTTAACTGCAACATTTGAATCTGTGTAATTGTTGACATTTACTTTTATCCCACTGCCTGCGGTCGTCCCGCTTTTGAGTGTCCCACTTCTCATGGCATCTAATGTTGATCTGTATTTCTTTGTTTGCGATGCAGGCATAACGTATTCTTGCCCGTGGACAAAACCTGCGAATGAGTTCGTTGATACACCACCTGTGTACCCGCCAGAGGCTTTGCCTCCTCAGCCACCAGGACCTCAGCCAAAACCACTAGAAAATAATGTTTTACCCGATCCGTTACCTCCTGCAATTGGAACTGATCCTCCACCAGCCATTCCAAACAAGCCACTAAGGAATCCACCTCCACCTCCTCCTCCACCCATCATGCCAGAAAACAATTGCTTGAACAGGTTATTCATAAACAGCTTGAGAAGGTCTGCGAGGATGGATCGCATCAATTCTTTAAAGCTAAGTTTTCCAGTTTTTACAAAGTTTTGAAATGCGTTTGAAAGGTTATTGAATACAGACTGCAAAGCACTTGCTTGATCGGTCATTTCAGGCAAGCCGCTATCTTTTGGATTTACACCAGGTGGAATGTTTTTATCCTTTCTTAAAGTAGAAGAAACCTTTGTAACTGCATTTGAAACCTCGATTATTTTTTTTAAAATTCCAATTAAAAAATTAAGTCCTCCTCTAAGTTGGGGGTCTTGAATTATTTTTATCAAATTTTCTATTACTCGAATTGCAGTACTTCCAAAACTGTTAAAAGTTTCTTTTAAGTTTTTAACTACTAGCCCTACACCCTTCAACTTGTTTTCAATTTCGGCAGGAAGTCTTAAATTATCAAAAGCCCCGAATTTAGATAATTTAATTCTATTAACGAAACTTTGTAATAAAGAATCTGCTTCCTTTTTAAAGTCACGCATTCCTTGATAAATATCATCGAAAAATTGTGTTGAAAGTGGCGATGTTGAACCTATTGCTAAATCAAGCGACTTTTGAATTGTGGCAGCAGATTCTTTTATTGAGGCTGTCCGTGTTTGTATCATCCCTTGACGTATTGCTTCAATTCTTTTGTCCTCAGCAAGACTTTTAGCTTTCCATGCGTTTGATTTTTCCAAATATTCTTCTTCTAATTTTAACTGACGCTTGGTACGTTCTTCAGTAATTTTTTTTTCCTGAGCAGCCATCATCTTGTTAACTTCAGCCCACTGCCTCGTTGCACTTGCATTCGGCATTTTTTCTACAACGATATCTGCAAATAAATCCCTGTATTTCTCAGCTTGTTTTTCAACACTAACAATTTTTTTGTCGAAACCTTCAAAACCGAAACTAGGTGCGTTTTTTCCAAAGTCTCCTCCTTTAAAGACAGAATTCATATCTTCGTTTAATTTTCTTGCCATTTCTTTTGTGTCTAAAGGGATTGGCATAGGTTCGGTAAACTTGCGAGCTAAAGGGTTTTCCCATGTTTTCCCAGCCATTGCCGAAATTGGATTTTGAATAAACCATTTAAGTTCACCTAAACCTTGACTTATTTCAAACATGATTGATGCTATTACAGGAGCTAAATGTTCGGTGATTGTTGAACCTAATTTAATAATTTGCAAAGTTAAAAAAGTTGGCAATTCCATTAATAAGTCTTTAATGCGAGTGCCAGCTCTCCCTAAAGCAGAATCTAAAGCACTTATCTCCTCCCCTGCACTAATATCTTTTTTCACATCATTTACGCCAGATACTAAATTTGAAATAGCCCTTCCAATTCCAGCAATAATGCCAATCACTACAAACATAATGTCTTTAACTATTGCAAGTATTTCAAGAAAAACTTCTGCCAACCCTTGTCCTGTACTGGCTGGTATAAGGACATCAAAAAATGCACCTGCTAAACTTACAGCAAACTTAAAAAGTTTGTCAAAGTCAAACATCAGTTTGTTGATAATTTCAGTCAAGCCAATTTTTAAATCTTCACCAAAGAAACCTTTTCCAAACACAAAACTTATTTGATCTCCGAGGTAAACTATCCTACCAACAATCAAGCTAATTATTCCTGGTATCAACGCAAGGTTTCCAACTCCAGAAATTACTAATGCAAAAAACCCTCCAACCATAGATGCTGCACCGCTGGCAAGTAGACCTGCTGCAAGCGCACGCATTGATTTAAGTATGTAATCGGTGTTCTCACCAATTTCGTCTAAGATTTTTGCAAGTTTCTCGGTAAATTTAGTTTTCTTATCCCATTGACCAAACTGGTAAATAAGTTTGTTAGTCAATAGAGTGAAAGACTGCCCGATTGTCCTAACAGAATCTTCCATCAACTTGTCAATCGGTTTTTGAAGAGACTCAAAGGCTTTAATTAAAACGTCAACAGTGATTAACCCCTGCTCAGACATTTTGTATAACTCTTTTCTTGACTTGCCTGTAGCTTTGGCAATTGCATCAAGAATCTGAGGCATCAATTCAGCAACCGATCTGAATTCGTCACCATCCAGCTTGCCTTTGTTAAACGCTTGACTTAACTGTAGCAATGCCGAGGCTGACTCTTGCGCAGATGCACCGTTAAGAGAAAGCATTTTACCGATTGTTTCGGTGATCCTAAGACTTCCTTTTTGTCCCATTCCAGTTTTTGCTAAAGCATTATCATAACGTCGATAAGCAATTGTTAAATCAGCAATAGGAACTCTTGATCTTTTGGCAACTCCAAAAAGTTTATCAGTCACCTCATTTAATTGCTTAGAATTTGTAGTAGTACCTCTTAGTTGGTTTTGTATTCTTTTGAATGAATCGATTCCTTTCAGTGCGCCGCCAGCACCAACTAAAGCACCAAGAGAAACATAACTTCTCAAACTACTTACCATTCCACCAAGCGCACCTCGGCCACCCATTGCTGCGGCTTTCATTCTTTTAATATTTGCCACAAGCCTACCTACACTAATAGTGGCTCTTTTTGTAGCAACATCATACTTTTGAGTTGCTAAAGTATTTTTGTTGGTCGCTCCGGCTAACTTAACTCTTGCAATTGCTAAATCAACTTCGGCTTTTTTTGCCAGAGTTTGTGTTTTGGCAAGTTTTGCTAATGAGGTTTGCCTTTTAATTTCTGACTTGCTTAATTTTGAAGTAAAGTTTGCGGCTACATTTGTACTTTGTGCCATTCCAACCATTGACGCGCGTAACCTGTTTTGCGATTTTTCTGCACCAAGTCCCGCTTTGTCTAGCTTCACTTCTTGAAGTGTCAATGCGTTCATGTTTTTATTTAAACTTACAGTTGAACTGGCAGCAGTTGCTGTTGAACTAGAAAGTTGCTTGTGTGATTTGTCTAAATTTACAGCAGAGGTTGCTGTTCGATTCGCACTTAATGCCAAACCGTTTTGCTTCATTTGCAAATCGACAGTTGACATCTTAACTTTATCTTGAGAGATAAGTAGTTCGTTGTTTGAAATGGCAAGTTTGTTTACTGAAAGTTGCGATTTAATTTGCTTGGCAGTTAAATCTGTAGTTGACATAGAAGTGACATTAGTTACTTGACCGAGTTTTTTCAAAGCTACGGATTGAGATGAAGTGGCAGCAACTTTGCCCATCCCAGTTTTTATCATTTGTTCTTCTTGGATTCGCAGACCGTTTAAACTTTTTTGATAGTTGTTAGTTGAAATTGCAGTTTGGTTTTGTGACTGCTTCAACCTCTCAATTGTAATTGCGAGACGTTTGGACTCAACAGCAACTCTTTTCATTTGCTGCTCAACAGAACCAAGGCCGATTCCCTTGAGTCCAGAAAAATCCAAACCTGCCCACGCTTTTTTAAATGCTGTAAGTCCAGGAGCAGCAGCAGCAGCACTCTCCCCAATAGCCGCTAACTTAGCAGCAATCTTAGTGCCGATTTGGTCTTTAATTTTTATTGAAACTTCGGTATCAGCCATTTATTTTCTCACTTAAAATATCGCAATTTTGATCCAGCTTCTTGCTTTGTCCGATATTCGCCAATCTTTTTAGCAACCGATAAAAGATTATCTTTATGTAATAAATAATCTTCAACGTAATCTAAGTTGTTTGAAACAAAAATTGACTGCCCTGGTTTTGCGCTTTCCAAATTTGGAAGTTCTCGACGAATGCCAAGTTGAGTTGATTGCGGTTGAGTTGATCTATTTTTACCTGGAAAATACGCTTCTCTTTCTAAACTTTGGTCGTTCGGAGTTCTGATCTTCCAGTTTGAAATAGCTTTTGATGTATCCACGGTTGTTTGTGACATCATTCTAAGAAAAACGTAACCAGCAACAGCTTTTTTAACATCATTAACATCGCGTTCTATTTTTTCAGATGCGTGTATTGCCTGTTTGCCAAACTTTTCTAAATCTTTCAGTCCTGTTATTGCAATCATGATTTCATTTTCTTTTTATTTTCTTCTGAAAGATGCTCAAGAAAAGTATTGTCCATTGCTCTCAAGAAATACAACAAATCGTTTTCTTCTTCTTGATCAAAGTCGTAGTAGTTTGCGTATTTCAAAATCGTCATCGTGGGTATCGGACCCATTTCATGTAATCGGTCAGATGTTAATTTAAAAAAAGATTCGACATAAAAAACGAGTCCATCGTTTAACTCAGGACTCGCCAGCGCTTTGTTTTCCTCTAAACCTGCTCTCTTTAATTGTCGCTGGAGGGTGGCGGCGTTTGAGCCTCCGAACTCCAACTGGTGCTTGAGGAAGTTGCAGAGTTTTTTGCCGCATCTTCTTCATCCTTCTCTGAAGGCATGTCAAAATTGCTAGGATCACTTGCTTCAGTCGAAATGAATTCATAAAGGTCAGGAAAACTTTCCATTAACTGGAAACTGTTTTCCTCATTAAAAGGAATTTGTTCGCCAGCATTGTTGAAAGCATTTTTCCAATCAACCAAAATAACTCGACAAAATGCTTTCATTGCAATTCGAGTTTGCACTTCATACGCAAGATCGCCTGACTGTCTTCGGTAAGGCTTAGTTAATTTTGTTACGCATTTTGCATAATCAGGATTAGATGCAATTTTCAAATAACGGACTTTTAACTGAAACGTATCCTCCCCATCGTGATCATCGCAGTTCACCCATATTCCATCACTAACCTTTGACTTATCCCGACCCCACTTAGAACCCACACTTTTGTTACTCATAACTTCCTCTTTGGATGATTAAAAAAACGGATGATTTAGCCGCAATGAATTTTATGTATCCATTGCAACTGTTGGTAAGTACCCAAACCAAGTTGACAGCAAAGTGTAACCTGATTCGTTTTCTGCTGCCATCGTCTCCAATGGCAGCATGATTGCAGAATCCTTTTCAACATCCAGTCGTCCACCACCGAGGGTCAACAACGGAATGTCAAATACAAACCCTGCATTATCTAAAGCAGTGATGATGTTAAATCCAACACTCGAATTCGCTCTTACTGCTTCCACTGCTGCAACCGTGGCAAAATAAACATTGAGTGATCCAGAGACAATGAAGTCTCCCACATTCAAGTCTACTGACCCAAGAGTTCCAATAGCCTTCAAACCTTCAACATTGTTGTTGATGGTCAGTTCACCGTCCATGACAAAGCCAAACAGTGAGTCAGGGGTAATCTGATCAGGATCGTGAACATACAATCGAGTCTGGTAAATATGACTCGTCGTGTTGAAAGCACTTTCAACAGGAACCGAAACTCTGTCTCCAAATTTAACTCCTGTTGAACCATTTCTGGTTTCAGTGTCCAAGGCTTGAAAACTAACATCAGCATTTAGTTTCTCAACACTTGGAATGTTCAACTTGAACTCATTCGCAACTGCGCCCACAAGATATTGAGACTGTGTTCCAAATGCATCTTGACCAAGTGTACGCTCAACTTGGTAGCTTTGACATTTAATCAGAGTAGGGTCTTTTTCATTGCGAATCACTGTGCCAAGGTAAATCTGCAATTGCTTACCTGTTCCAGTGTCGGCAACTGGGGTTGCCCAAGAGCATTGATCAAGAGTCAATGTCGCCTCAGCAACTGAAACAACTCTTGCAAAGCCTGGAGCATTACTGACAAGTCGGTTAATGATCGCATCACCACCGACATGAATCCATTCACCAACTTCCAATCCAAGATCGAGAAACTTACTTGCGGCACTTGTCATGACAAATTTACCACCAGTGGGAGCCGCCACGCTGACATCAGCAGATGGGAACTCGTATCCCACGATCTCTAGCTTTGATCCGGCAGGTGCAGTCTCACTTGTGAAAGTTGCTGCCCCGCAAGTCAACGCACCGGTAGGCAGTGCAGTAACTTCAAAAACTCCATTGTTACCTGAATTTGCAAAACCTGAAAGTTTAACAAGACTTCCAATTTTAAACTTTGTTTCGTCACCTGCTACCATTGTTATGGTTGTACTGGCAACACTTGCCAAAGTAACGGAATCGGCAACAGACTTAATCGAACTGCTTGTAGCTCGCTCATGTGCCTTTGCAAAGAAGAAACCTTGCATCAACCGCTGAAGGTTTGTCTGTGTAATGTCAGAGTTGAAACCACCATCGGCAGTAACATCTGTAACAACACCCTTCTTTTGCTGTCGAGAAGCATTGATCGGTGAACGAGCAGTTGTTTCAATTTCCGACCCTAAAGAATCGTAACTATTTGGTTCAAGCTCGTACCATTTTGTAACTCCTGTTCCAACTGTTGTTACAGTTAAAACTTTTTCTGCTGCCCCTGCGAAACCTGACTCGGTATCAAATTGAATAGTGAATGTGTCACCATTTGCAAGAGAAGGAATGTAAGCAACTGCAATTAAGTTAGTTGGGCCAACTTCACCAGCACCTACCCATTGAGCAATGTCAGAACCCGTTGGATCAGTTCCAGTAAAAGTTCCAGGTGAGTTGATCGAGATAAGCTCGCCAACTACTCCCGTCACACTTCCAGCTTGAGTAATTCTTGCAACTGCCGCTGTTTCGCCAGCAATAATTGTTCCCGTCAAAGTAATTCGACTGGTGACATCATCCCAAACAATTTCAATTGCAGTAAACTCGGTATTGGCAGTAGTTGATCCCGTGGAATCTTCACCAACCGTTCCATCAGGAAGGATTTTTAGAGCCACTTCTTCGGCATAAGCCAAACCTGTGACGTTGCTACTTAAACTATTTTCACCACAACCCATATCTTCACCTCTTTTAGATTAATTCATCGTATTGATAGTCCACAAAAACGTCCGTCCTAAAAAACTTCTCCGTTGGTGACATATCTGTGAAATATGCATTTTTGTACCAAACAGGATTGTTTACTAAATTTCTAGGACGAAAAATGTCGCGGGCAATCACTGAAAGCCTACGATGATCTCCCGCAAAAGCCGCTTTTGCGAAAAATATCTGG